GGCAACACATAAATAATACTATGTCGAAGCATTATCAGAAATACAAAGACACCATTAAAAGGGTATCTCAACGTAATTACAGGGCTCGCAAGATATGGGTTAATGAATATCTTGGGGATAAATACTGTAATTACTGTGGTGAATCTGAAACGGCCTGTCTCCAATTTTATCCCCACGAAAGGGAAGTTCGTAAACTAACTAAAAGAAAAGGTTTGAACGAACAATCTAGAACTGAAGTTAAAAAACTTATTGATAATTCTAAAATTGTCTGTGCAAACTGTTACTTAAAACTAGAAAACGATATAACTGATATTATGTAGGGATTTTAAATTCTCTACCAATCTGAGTCGTATTGACGTACTACTGGACTCCACCTTGTTCCATACTCATCAATAGTTACACTCTGTTCGTAATCATTTACTCCATCTACAATAAACCCAAATGGAGCCATGTCTTGTTCTAGTTGATACTGATTTTCATTAAACATTCTAGCACGAATATCATCGTCTGTCAACTCTTTAAAATAAGTTTGTTGAACTAACCAACCAAATAATACACAACACATTGCAAGGTCATCACAATGTCCTTCTTCTGCCTCATAAGACTGTCCTTTGAGAATGAATGTAGAAAATTCATTTATCAGTTCATAATCTTGGATAATTAGTTTATCAGTCTCAATGATTTGTTTAATATTGGAACAACCCATCTTTTTTACAGCCTTAGTTGTCCGTACCCCAAGTTGCGCTTTTCCACCGCTAAAACCACCTCCAACGACTTGACCTGCACGCCCACGCATACTTGCCATTATTAGGTTCTCATACTCCAAGTCAAATTGTAAGGCAGATGCAACCTGTTCACCAATATCATTTACTTCAACCATAGTGTATGCCATGTTGTATGCTTTTGCAACATCATGGATAATATTAGGGAATAACATTGGTTTAATCTCATTGTCACGATACTTTGCAACAATTTTATAAGGAACTGTTGTCACATCAAATACTAAGAATGCAGAATAATCATTACTAGTACCCCTTGACACATCAGCAATTAGTGTGTATATATGTCCCTGTTCTGGTTTTTCATAAACTTGTAATCCAGCATTAGATGTAATAGGATTAACAAAGGCCATAGATTTTATCTTTGCAGGCGCAATCAATGTATTTGCAGAACCTAAGAACTCACATTCAAACTCTCTTCTGAATTGTTCTTCAGAAGTATTTGCAATGGTTTCTGTTCTCCATTTATCATCTCTGCCAGGAATTGCACTCCAATGAACATCAATAATATTATAAGAGTTACGTTTGTTCTCTGCATCTACCCACAACTTATAGAATAAGTTCATACCGTTAGGTGTAGATACAATAATAACTTTTGTAGATTTACCAGATGAGATTGTAGGATAAACAGAACTAAAGAAGTCCTCTGCTACGTTAGTTGGAACGAATGCAAATTCGTCCAAGAATATCATGTTGTAAGAACCACCACGAACAGCAGATGAGGATGTAGAAGAGGCAACTACTCGGCTACCGTTCTCTAAGTCCACTGAGCCCTTATTCCAAGAGACAACTCCTTGTTGCAACCACTTGGGTAGGTTCTCGTATGCAAGTTGCAAACGTCCAAGAATATCTCTTGCAGTCGCCGCTTTGTTGGCGAGGATGGCAACATTCATATTTGAATTAAATAAAACGTAATGTAGGATATAAGAAACAAGTGTGGTAGATTTACCAGACTGTCGAGGCAACTTACAGATAGTAAATCTGTCGTTGTGTATTGTGTTTACAATTTCTTCTTGAAAATCATACATAGAAAAGGGAACAAGTCCCTCATCAAGTGATACAATTTTGATGTAGTTTTTGATGAAGTATATGGGGTCTTCCATACACTTCTGATACTCTAAAATGTTATCCTTTGTCCAGTTTACAGGGACATTAGATTTTTTTAGTAGTGGATTTCCAAGGTAGTGTTCATAATTTGACATAACATAACTTAATCTGCGGCAGCGATAGTTAAATCCCCTGCCTCTACTTGTTTCAAAATCTCTGCATAGTATGTGTTAGCAAGGTCTAGTGGAACTGACACTATAGTTCCATTTATTGTTGCTTTAACACTTGAATTACGTCCATCTGGAGCATAGTATTGTGCATTTGTAATTGTCATATTATTTTCCATGTTTATAACTCCGCATTAAAAGCAATAAATGTGTTTGCTGAGTTATTTTGTTCAAAAAAACATCCAGTACCAGCACTGAATCCACTGCCATTACAATCAACTCTTCCCCATACTTTGCTGCTTCCTCCTAAAGTAGGGAGCGAAGTTGCAGTAGGTGATGTAGGATTACCTATGGGCGCCCGCCAATAAAACTCACCAGCAGTCTGAGAAGTAACAAGAGTTGGTGCGGCTCTCATTTCTTGAGGAAATTGTATTAGATGAATAGCCCGAGTAGTAGTATCTGCAAATCCGTGGGCTAAATAATCAAATCCACCACCTCCTTGACTAGCTCCACCAATCTGATAATAATACCTCTGGCAAGCCGCCAGTTCTTCACCGAATGATCGGTGTTCGAAATCTGTAGCCGTGTCGCCAACTTCTAGTTGTATTCCTGTGATTTCCCATGTTGCATCATTTGTTGTCCACCAAGTGCTAGGATAATCTTTCATATTCTGATTATTATTTTTTGCTTCCCAAGTATCATGATTTCTTGCGTTAGCTGTGTAATTAGTACCCCAAAACATTGGGAACTGTAAAAACATTCCTAGTGCATTGTCTCCACGCACAGTATTACTTGCATGGCCAGGAATAGTTTTTGTTACTTTTGTCCAAGTATTGGCAGAGAGTGTATATGCAAAAGCAAATTCTCTTTGATTTCCGTTTGCAGGGCCGTATAACCTTACATTAGTTTGAAACTGTTGAGTAACACTGGACTTTACCCAGAAAGATAAAGTGACATTACTTGATGCAGATGCAACATTCCAACCAGATTCAGCTATATCTTGACCTTCAAAATGATAGGTAAGAGCTAACTCATCAGCGGCACCAGCACCACTTGTTTGATTTCCGTTTTGTATCTTCATTGATTTTTTAAAACCACTTGTGTAGGGTGAAGTTCCGCTGGCTACATCGGCTTGAGTCATTGTCGGTGCTTCGTCATGTCCAGCGAAAGCAACACTCATCCTATCAACAGTTTGGTAACCAGTTCCAGTAGATGATGTGCCTCTTTGAGCTACTTGCATAGCACCATTGATGACAAGATTTCTAGCAAACCTTGTAGTGTTAGCAAGAGGCGATATTCCGTTTACTGTTGCAGTATTACCACCAGAGGCATCAACGATTGCGTTTGTTTGAATTGTACTCATTATGGTTTCTCCGGCCAAGTTACATCATCCAGTGATGTTGCACTATCTGTAATATCTCTAAGAGCTTGTCTGTATGTTTTCATTGCAGTAGGAATATTAGTTCCTAACTCTTTGTGCATAGTGACAACCCAATCTGTTTCTGCGAGTTTCTTATTACGTTCAGAACGAAGTTCAGAAAGGTTGTATCCTGTGCCACCAGAATTTATTACAACTTCTCCATTAGTTAGTGTATAACAATGTTGAAGATTTCCGTCAGTGTCTATAAAAGAACTAACAGAAGGTATACGATCACAACTTAAAGCTCCTTCTGGAGCATTAGAATCATCTTCCCAAAAATCTGTGATTTCGTTATTTGAATTTATAATACATTTCATTATGATGCCTGTCCTATTGCTATATAGTATAGTGATATTGATTGTATTCCAGCAGTTCTTGCAGACCTTGTTCTTAATGTAACACCAGATGCTGAAGGAGTAGGGGTTGTAGGGATTGGCGAACAAACGGTTTCGTGATAATTAGTTAATGCCATAGCAAATACAGTTGGTGTGGAAGCAAACCCAGTTAACGTAACAGCTGTATTATTATAATACCTTGCACTTACTCCTTCTGCTGTTCCAGCATCTATTGAACTGTTTGGAGTTGTTACAGTTCCAGTTTGTATTCTTAGATTGGATAATGTAGTTCCACCATTGTAACTTAATGAACCAACTAAGTTAGTTAATGCAGCACCACTAATTGCTGGTAAAGCACCAGTAAGTTTTGATGCAGCCATACTATCAACCATTCCTGATGTAACAGTTCCAGTGTCACCAGTTGTAACAATGTTGCCAGCAACATCTGGGATATTCAGTGTTCTGTTCGTATTTGTGTTAGGACTGGCAATAGTAATACTACCAGTTCCACTTGAATTTGGTTGTAGGACAATGTTACTCATTTAATATCTTTTCCTATTTTCTTTATACTATTTAGTCTGCATCTGCAATGGTTAAGGTTCCAGCTTCAACTTGTTTCAAAATCTCTGCATAGTGACGATTGGATGGGTCTAGTGGGACGAATAACTCTTGTCCGTCTATGGTGGCACAGATACTAGTGTTTATATCATTATATGATAAATATTGCACTGATGTAATGTTCATTTGTTCCATTGATTATATCTCCGCATCTATACTTATAGAACTGGATCCGCTGGTAAAAAGACCACTCGGCGATCCATTATTAAGTCCACTGAACCCACTACCATGTATCCTTGCGAGTCCTGTTGCACTGGGAAGTTGAATAGATAGTGAACCAATCCCACTGGGATACCCTCCTGTGCTTGTTAGAAAGGCCAAAGCCCCGCCAGACGTTCCAGCAGCGGGTAAAGTTATGGTAGGACTGGCTCTTTTGGGCAAATAGGACAACATAGTGTTAGCTGTCGTTGTAGTGTTAGCTACACCTATAGAAACAAATTGAGTGTTACTATAGGTCAATCGTTCAAAATACCTATGGCACAAAGTTAGTTCTTCACCGTATGATCTGTGTTCGAATGGAGTTGCAGTGTCGCCAACTTCCATTTGAATTCCTGTAATTTGAATGTAGTCATTTACAGACCTACCAATTTGCAAAGTCCCTAAAGCGTTAATCTGACTCCATCCCCACGCAGCCCAGTTGCCGTTAGCTGTGCCACTTGTCCAACCTGACCCACTGTCAAAAATATAGAAAAGCCATAAACCATGACCACTGTCGTTTGAAATACCTGATGCAGTGTCTCCATCTATTACAATGGTTTTATATTCCCAAGTATCAGCAGAGTTAATTGTATAACTTTTATTAATACCTCTTGCTTGGTCATAGTTTCTAATATTAAAAGCACCTGTACCTGTCTTGTTAGATTTTACCCAAAAGGACACGGTAAAACTTTTAGCTTCAGAGTTTCCATAATCAAGAATTTGTAAGTCTTGGCCTTCCATCTTATACTGAAGGGCAAAAGTATCTCCTGATGCTGGTGATGCATCTGCTGTAGTGCAGAGGTATTTTAAACTATGTGCAAAACCAGAAGGCGCATCAGTGGACTGAGAAACCGTATAAGTTCCCAATGAAGTCAAGTCAGTATAAAACCTATCTGTTGTTAAATAACCCCCACTTGTAACGCCTGAAAGTGACGTTGATCTTTGTGCCACATTCATAGCACCATTGATTACTATATTTCTACGTCCAAGATTTACTGAATTGGCAATCTTTGGGGTCGTAATTGCATCTGCGGCAATATCTGCCGTTCCGATTGAACCGTCTTGTACTTTGTCAATCCCTGTTGTTCCGTTAATTACTACAGCCATTACACTACCACCCATCTTGCGCCAGAAGGTACGGTAACTGTGACACCACTGTTTACAGTGAGAGTACCAGCACTTACGGCATTTTTATTTGTTGAAATTGTGTAGTT